CTTGGTAAAGAACGGTTGAGTAATCCGGGGCTGCTTAATCATCTCGGCAACTTCATCACGAAAGACAGGTTTCACTTCAGGGTGGAGATCGGCAGTGCTCATGCTTACTCTTGCCTTGGACTTCTTTTGTCCGTTTTAAACAAATGCCTACACTCTCGGCTTCGGAGTATACATCCTTTATCAAGGCACAGGCGGCTTCGCAGTCGTATCGGAATAACAGGATCCCGACTACGATTCAGACGAGTGCCCAGCCCTACTTGAATCAAACCACGCTGAATGCTCAGCTTCTAGGGTCTCAAGCATCTGCACTGCTGACACCCGGAAACTCTACTGTGAGGACAGTGAACGGACAGATTTCCAGCGTCCGCCCGTACAACGGAAAAGGACCTGTCAACAACCCAAAAAGTTTATCGACTGTCCACACCTCCACCAGTACCACGCTCAGCTCAGCCAAGTTCCCTCAGACCGGTGGACTGCCCCTCACGTCAGCCAAGTCCTCCGGCTATGCCCCGATGCCCCAGCTTGCCCGCGTCGACACGAAAGCCACGGGTGCCTACAAGTCTGTTCGTCAACCGGTCTAAGGTCCCCGTGCCGCCTGCTTCCACGTAGCATTACACTCTGCACACTGATACATCCACACTACATTTTTAGCATCCAACTTGATGCCAACAATGTTAGACTCCTTCCCCTTTGTAGGGCAGACAATGTTCGGACACTTCATAGTCGTGAACCGAGGCAACGTTGGGTCGTGCTTCAGGTATGGGTTGATTGAGTACCGAATCGAGGTATCCTGCAGTAGATCGTGCTCATATACCACGGGGTTCTCCTTGGTAATGGGCTCCTCGTAAGGACACTGCCGACACTTGATAAACGCTGACCCATCGCGCTCTTCAATGTTGTACATCATATTGTCACACTGGGTACAAAACTTCATTCTGTATCTAGGTCTTCCTTGTATAAAGTGTCTTCCATTTTTTACACGGACTACCGCGTTCAAAATGAATAGTTGTCGGCAAAGTAATCGGCGCTATTTATCACAGGATGCTTAAGTCTAAGCTTTCCGATTTCCTGAACGGTACGGGGAAGGACACTGATTTAGATAAGAAGTCTCGCAAGGCAGAAAAGGGCAGTGGGTTGGACACTCACAACGGTATGGAGGGGACTGCGGGGTCCTGGCGGATCCAGGAAGATGACATTGACGAGTTCTATCGGCTGTATTGTGACTACCTCCGCAACCACGGACAGCTGAATCTGACCGAGAAGAGCACCACGATTGGGCCGATGCGTATTGATCTGGATTTCAAGTATGCAGGTAAGCTTGACGATCACCTGCACACACAGGATCAGGTGGTCAACTTCATGAAGGCGTACATGACGGAGGTCAAGAAGTTTCTTATTGTTCCGGAGAGCGTAGAGATCTATGTCTCCGAGAAGCCGGAGCCGACCTATTATTCTGCAGATCCGGCAAAGAACAAGCCTGATTATTCAAAGTCTGGCATTCACGTCGTGATTCCCAATCTGAAGACCAATCATTTTGTGGAGGAGGAGATTCGCAGGGTTCTTCTCAAGCGGATGCCGGAGTTCTTCCCGGAGCTTCCACTCACTGACAAGTGGGAGAAGGTCTATGATCCCTCTCCACTGACGCACACGTCCAACTGGACTCTGCTTGGATCGAGGAAGAAGGAGGGCACACCGTATCAGATCAAGTACATTCTGGACTGGGACCCAGAGACGAATGAGATGAGCATTGATGACAATGTGCCGACGCACGTCACTCCTGATCTACTCAAGAAGCTCACGATCCGAGCAAGCCCCTCCACGGAGACGCCTATGACTGAGGATGCAAACAGTCGTTTCCAGAAGAAGAAGGAGCAGGAGGAGATCAGGGCGTCTACGGGTACCCAGCGTGGTCGTACAGCGACTCGCGAGGAGGGTGAGAAGCGTGGATCCCGAGCATCCACTCCGGAGCGGAATACGTATCGCCTGCCTCTTTCCGATGATATGATTGGATATTATCGCGACCACGTCATGAACCTTGCCTCCTTCAGGTACACAAGCTACGAAGACTGGATCAACACAGGCATCTGCCTGAAGAACATCCACCCCGATTCGCTAGAGACGGTCTTCTACGACTTTAGCGCTCAATACGAAGATTATGACCCGCGTCTGGCACAGTCGAAGTGGGACAGCTTCAGTTTCCGCACGAACGGACCTGTTCTATCCGAGCGTAGTCTACGCATGTGGTCTCGCATGGACAACCCGGGTGAGTACGACAAGATTGAGATGAAGAACATTGAGGAGCTGGTGGAGGAGGCCACAAAGACGATGACAGAGCACGACATGGCTCGAGTGGTCTTTGCAATGTTCCGTGATGAGTTCAAGTGCTCTGATTACGGTCAGAACGAGTGGTATCGCTTCGTGGGTCACGTGTGGCGCCTAACCAAGAAGGGTGTCGGTCTCCTTGCAAAGCTTTCCAGCGATGTCTGGAAGAAGTTTGTGGAGAAGGAGAACATGATGGGACGCCTGAAGGAAGTCACGGAGCCCTGTTCGTGTGGTGGAAGCAAGAAGAAGGGTGGGGAACCGGCTGAGCCTTGCGAAATGTGTAAGATTGAGAAGAAAAAGGCGAGGTATGTGGATGCTCAGAAGAAGCTGAAGACAACTGCCTTCAAGAAGAACGTGATGGAGGAGGCGCGCCTGTTGTTCCTGGACGAGGAGCTTTCTACTAAGCTGGACACGAACAAGAACCTGATTGCCTTCAACAATGGCATCTTCGATACGCTGAACATGGATTTCCGCGACGGAAAGGCAGACGACTATCTTAGCTTCTCAACTGGAGTGGACTTTCACAAGAACCGCCACTACACGGACTATGTATGTTGGCCAGAGCTCTGGAAGTTCCTCAGCAGCATTCTGCCTGACCCGGAGGTCTTGAACTACTTCATGGCCCACTTGGCAACGTGTATGGTGGGTGGCAATCCGGCGCAGAAGTTTCACATTCTGACGGGATCGGGGTCCAACGGCAAGTCCATGTTGGTGATCTTGATGGCTACCTGCATGGGAACCTATGCATGCAAGGCACCGATCACCCTGATCACACAGGACCGTGGTAAGGCAGGCGTTGCGAATCCCGAGCTGGTCCGCATGAAGGGTAAGCGCTTCGTGACGATGCAGGAGCCTGAGGAGGGTGCCAATATCAAGACGGGTCTGATGAAGGAGCTGTCTTCTTGCGAGAAGATCACTGCACGTGACTTGTTTGCGGGCTCGAAGGAGATGATTGACATTGAGATTCAGGCAAAGTACCACGTGTCTTGCAATAACAAGCCGAAGGTGGATACCCAAGACGGTGGTACCTGGCGCCGTCTTCTGGTTGTGGATTTCCCGAACAAGTTCGTTCCGAATCCCAAGGCTCCGAATGAACTGCCGGATGACAAGACCATTCAGATGAAGGTGGAGAGCACGGAGTGGGCTGAGTGTATGATGAACTATCTGGTCACGATCTTCAAGGAGGGTCATGGATTCAGGAAGCTGGCTGTCCCAGACAAGGTGACGCTGAGCACCAGCGAGTACAAGAATGAGACAGATGTTGTGGGACGGTTTATCGTGGAGTTTGTCCACCCGCTGGAGGAGGGTGTGAAGACCGGAGACTACGTGACCACTGCAATGATGAACCGAGAGTTCCAGAGGTGGAAGCAGGAGAACAATTTGAGTACTGGCTCAACCGTTGAGTTGAAGAAGCGTATGGAGGTTACCTATGGTACGCACCCTAAACACGGCTGGACCTCTTTCCAGTTCGGCCCCGCTTAGACCCCTTGCGTCCACGACGAGTGCGGCGACGACGAGCTCCATACGAACTGGGCGTCGGCTGAGATTCCATTGCCGTTGGCAGGGGTGCGACGGGCGCGGGTGCAGGTGTGGATGAAAACCACGTAGTAGGATTGTACCAGACCATTTATCTTTTCCGCGTATTTTTTAATGGCAACCAAGCAGCTCAACATCATTTTAGACATTGACAACACACTGGTGGAGTACATGGGTGTGAAGGACTCCCCTTGGCCGGCGCTTCCTGACGAGGAAAAGCAGAAGTATACATACTATCAGGGCTTTGTTCTTCGCCCCGAACTTTGGGACTTTTTTGCGTGGATGAAGAAGCTTGCAAAGACGGTGAATCTTTGGACACTATCAGATCGCGAGTATGCAAACTGGGTGAAGGAGATCATTGAGGAAAAGATGGGTGAAGGATTCATTACCAATGTCTGGTGTGATGAAGACGATGGAGAAGCAAAGAAGCACCCTGTACCTGGCGGAAGACATCAGAAAAATCTGCACTGGATCTGGGATCAGGAAAAATACGCAAAACAGGGATTTCTCCCCTGCAATACGATCCTGATTGATGACTACCTTAACAATGTGAACAATAGAGCCAACTACCGCAATGCAATCAAGATAAAGAAGTTTGCCTTGTGGAGTCGTGTTGTGAAGACAGAGCCCTTTGGTCCGTATACCGATATGTCAAAAGATCGTGGTCTTCTTGACATAGTGGATGAGTTGAAAAAGATTGATCAGAGTAGTTTATGTGGGCGCGGAACACCTCCTCTTCCCGCAGTTGAAGGTGCCAGCGATGCGACCCCACTTGCACTCGCTATGCCTGGGTCAGGAGGACGGCGCAGACGATCGACGCGCAAGTTTAAGCCCGGTGCTGGCCGGCGCCGATACGGGTCAAGACGTAGGTCCGGAGGAGTCCGATCGTGAACACCACCAGCACGAACGAGACGACCAGGTTCACGAAGGCAACCAGCACCTCGCCCACACGGAGCGTCACGCCACCCATGGAGACTGTGTAGGAACCGACGCCCTTGCCGGCCGCGGCCGCCGGGGCGAGAAGCGGGGTCAGGATGTCCTCCGAGAGCGACTTGAAAAACTCTCCAACAACACCACCGAGGTAGAACGAAGCCGTCAGGATGATGATGTCCCGGGTATCAAGCATTTTTATTAAGATGGGTATACTTTATTTCGTAAAGACAATGGACACTCGGTTCTGGGGACCCAGTGCGTGGCAACTTTTTCATCTAGTTGCATTCAAGTCGAAGCACCCCGACGATGTTCTGAACCAAATGAAAGATGTCTTGCCCTGTAAATTCTGCCGTGCGTCCACCACGGAGTTTGTTGCCAAACACCCGCTGCGAGCCGACCCCGGGCGATGGCTCTACGAGATCCACAATATGGTGAACAACAAGTTGAGGACTCAGTGCAAAGAGGACCCTGCCGTGATTGACCCCGGACCTGATCCTACTTTTGAAGACGTCAAGGCTCGTTATATGTCCTTGAAGCCCACGGCGGTGCCCGGTGCTGATTTCTTGGCATCTATCTCTGCCAACTATCCAGATGACCCCGAGCCCAACCAAATGGCTACACAGCGTACATTCTTGCACGCTCTCCGTGAAGTGTATCCCTTCCCTGAACTTCGGGAAGTCTATTCAAACTATATAACAGCTCACGAACCTGCGCTGAGCTCCCGCAAAGCGTATATGAAGTGGATGTACGGATTGTTGACTGCCTTGTCAAAGAAAGCAAAGGTGTATATTCGGTCGTTCAAGGGCTGGGCTCACCATCTTGCGTATTTCAAGAGCGGTTGCTCGAAAAAGACGTATCATGGAAAAACATGTCGCAAAACAGCGGGTGGTCGCACAAAGGACCGCGACCATCGTCGCACATTTCGGATGGTTCATAAAGTATTGCTATAGAAGTAATGAGTAACATTACTGTCACTACTGTTGCACGTATTCCTAAAGACATATCCGCTCCTAATATTTTGATGGTAGACGGAGACGGAACTATCTACATAAGTTACACAGATTTCACGATTAAACGGGTGTCTCCGGATGGAACCGTGACCGATTATGCTGGACTTCCCTGGTCAGCGTTGTCTCCATACGAACGTCATCAAGATGGAACCCTCGCAACTGCAAGGTTTAATCGTCCAGAAAGGATGGCAAAAGGACCCGATGGAACCTTGTATGTTGGCGAGTGGTCTCGCATACGAGCAATTCGGGGTGAAAATGTGACAACTCTTGCTGGACGTGGTGAAGATTTCGACGCTATCCTTCCGGGCGAGATTAGGGTAGACGACCATTATGATATAATTGACGGACCTGGTCCCGTAGCATACATAGGCGTTGCTGACGATCTTTGGTTTGATTCTGATGGAAGACTCATGTTTTGGGATACAGATATGCTCCGCACTGTTGCAATGGATGGAACTGTTACCACTGTTGCGTATGGTCGTGATATCAATATGGAGTCTGCTTTTAAAATACATGCTCCGGGCCAAGTCATGGACACTAATGGAAATGCGTATTACCCGAGTAAGTATTTTGATGCAATCGACGGAGCAGCCATGATTAAAAGACTCCCCGATGGATCAAAGGAACCGTTTGGAAAAAAGCTAGCTCACGTCGACCCAGCTTACGTATTCAATATGGGACGCTGGAGGGAGCCTGAAGTAGAGCCCGTACAAGATGGACCCTTAGAAACAGCTACATTTGATGAGGTTGGTTCACTCGGTTATGATCCAGACAGGGATTGTCTTTACACAATGGAAAAGGCCAGAGACAAAAAAGAGTTTATTCTCCGAAAGATTGACCTTGGAAAACAAGTCACAGCTCAGCTGATGGGTGAGCAACTCTATCGACAGAGTGCAGTGCCATTGCCTCCAAACGTCGTGCAAACCATCTCTGAATTTAGTGGAGCGAAGAATCCTAAACGGGTGTTTCTGGATGCAGTGAAAAACAGGGGTGTTGCATTACCTCGTCCAGTAGAATCAGAAACGGAAGAAGCACTCAGACTTGAGCTTGCAAAACCTGAACCGAATCAGTCGAAGATAGCTGCGCTCAGACGTGAGCTAGCAAGAAAGGGTGGGCGCAGAACCCGTCGTAGGAAGGCGAATCGTAAGAAGAAGATGACTCGTAAGCGGCGGTCTACTTCGTCTTAGGTTTGGTCTTGATTTGTAGGCGTGTATGTTTTGCAGAATAGACATCAGCCTTCTTCTCCTTGGCAGTCTTCTTCAATTCACGGCGAGTCTTGGGTGGATCCATGGAGTACGTTGCTTTCAATCAGAGAGTTTCGTTTTAGTATCCGTAGTCACCACCGCGACGCGTCTTACGGGAGCGACGGGAACGACGACGGCGACCACCGGTGCCGGCAGCGTTGGAGAAGGGACCCTCGGAACTAGGCGCCGGCTCAACACCGCCCTCGGAACCACCCTTGTAGGTCTTCTTCGCCAGCTTGAGGACCTGACCGAACTTCATGCCCTTGTGGGACTTCATCGTCTTCTTCACGTGAGCGAGCCACTTGTTTGCCATTTTGTTTAGTTAACAAGAAGTTATTGTAACCCCGTCGGTTTTTCAACGAACCCCGGGGCGGACCGAGGACTGTCAAAAAGGAGCCATTGGCATCCATACGCAAAGGCGATCGCTGGATCCAGAGTTGTCTTGCCGAAGGTGGGGTCGGGTGCGACAAGAGTGATGGCGTTGCGGTTGTAGGCGACCAGCTCGGCTTGATCGCGGGGATGCATCGCCTGTGCATACAGTAGGCGACGTACAGTAGAGTCGCCCCACGACAGGTTCACAAGTAGACCGAGCTCAGATCCCTGTACATTGTCGGAGACCACAATCAGGCGATTCTTTAGCTCATCCAGTGGCGTGTCGACGGTAACGCCTGCAACCAGGTGGCGATGAACTGTTGTCTTCAGACATTCGGCGGCGAGGTTGAGGGTGACCGTGTTGGTTGAATGAGGCACAATCGACAGGATGAACGGATCGTCTGTCGACTGCCAGGCTTGAATGAGATCTACACACACTGAATCAAACGTCCAGTAATCATATGCATAATCGTATCCAAGGTTCAACGGATTCTTGGCTACGATTGGTTTGCCGTTCTCATCGGCGTAGAGGTGAACTTCGAGGAGACGGCGTCCAGACTCCACCACAATCTTGGCATTCTCAAAGACGCCACCGGTTGCGTAGTAGTCGCAGAGGCGCTTGCGGTCTCCCTTCTCCTCACCGTCCTTGTCTGTGGCTTCGCGCCAGACTGTGTATCCCAGGGCTCCAACAAGTGCGGCTCCAAGTACGAACTGCATTATTAGATACCGCCTTCTATTTTTGGCACTCTAAACAATAGCTGACGAAATCCATTAATAACATCATCCGGGATACGTTCTTGCATTGGGATCTCCATCAGGCACGAGCGGTGAAAGTACAGACAATACATTCCACACTCTGAATCCTTGAACTGGTGGCGTGTGGCATTGAAGGTCATTTTCATCGGTTTCGAATGCTTCCCCGTCGCATCCCATTGCGCCTTCCATCTCTTCATCAGCGTTTTGATCTCTTTCTCGGGGTGGTGGGCATATGAATCAAAATATGTGATACGAGGATACTCTAACTCGGGGCGTATGTCACAGAACAGAGCGATCCAGTGCTCGCCGGGGCCATCGTGAGGGTCTGTATTGAAAACAATCCCAATCTGTTCATGTCCCTTGTCTGCCAACTCGGAGAGCTTCATTGCACACAATGTACTGACAATACACTCTTGGGTCTCGCTCTTCAGGTCAAAGTCGATAGGAATACAACCAAGAAAGTGGTAATGAGAAAACAGCTTGACATATTCCTTCTCTACGTGATCAATGTCATCCGACGACAGCCACTCATACCGATTGACCGCCCACTGTTTCGAAGCTGCGGGTTTCTTCATCAAGGACGACACAATGCACTCTGCAGATCCAGTTGAGCACTGTTCGTGGAGACGACGCTGGATGTTTGTCCACATTTCTTCGGGAGTTCCCTTGGGAATCGGAGGATCCTTCTTATGTTGCTTATTGATGACTTCTCGAAGCCGGTCGACCTGCTCTTCGTCTACCCAAGACATCCTTGTTCTAAAACGGATACTATTAAGTCAAGAGAACAACAAGTCACAATGGATTCTCTCAAGCCTGTTCTCACCGCCTATGCGAATGTCACTCGGCGCCTAAATGACGTCAATGTCGCTGCAAACGGACTCCGAGATGAGCGACGTACAATCGAGTTGGATCTGGCAGCCCTGTATGCAAGCTCCCGCGAGGAACTCCCCGACAAGATTAATCTGGCAAGCTCGGGTATGATCTTTGCGGTCAAGCGTCCAAACCAGTGGAAGAAGGGTTGGACGCTCTCCAAGAAAGAGCTGAAGGCATATCTGGACGAGCTCCTTCCGGAGCATGGGGAGGATTTGATGAATGAGATTGTTAGGCGCCAAGAGGCGAAGATGGTGGAGACGGACTACGGATTTGAGCTGAAGGTGGTGAAGCGCGATTAAGAGACTCTTCAATCTCTCGCAAGGCGTTCTGAATATCTGCAAGATGACGTTGTGCTTGGACCAGGTTTTCACGGGGTAGAAACCCGCTCTGGATACGCGTAAGATTACACACGAGAGACCCGTTCGTGCTCAACAGACGGGAAGCCAGAGCGAAGAAGGGCTTCACCATCAACGTGATATGACTTTCAACAACACATTATTTTTAAATGGGCTAGACCCCGTCGTCCACTCGGGAGGTGAAGTAGTTGAGCATTTTTTCAGAGAGACCCTTGATGCTAAACTCCCAGACGCCATTCCAGTTCGGGCGCATTACCTTGCGAATGTCCTTTACGCCGTCCAGGATCGTGTGGCGGTCGACATACCTGCGATTGACGTGAGTTCCGTGCCACATGTGAAAGATAGCTCCCGACGTGCAGGTGATCCGAGGCTTGGGGAGTTTGTCGAACACTTCGTATGCAGGAACCAGCGCGGGCTTGAGGTACGTAGGAGGGAACTTCACGCCCAACCACGCCGCCGCCGACAGGGTGTCTCCGCTCCCCGTGACACCGTATTCAAAGAACCCCACCTTGCGGAACCACTTGCGCCTGAATGCCCAAGCAAACCCAGGATGGAGCTTGTGATCAAAGGTTTTTTGCTTGTCCATGTAGATCACAGACTCCCGGATCTGAGTTGCTTTGGTGTAGGTGATGTCCATCCAGACAGCCGTGGTAAAGGGCTGGACAACATCGTGATCCGCCAAGGCAGAGGAGACTTCGGAATACCAGTCCGGGTTCCCAAAGATCAAGTCAGCATCCAAGAACAGCACCTTCGAATAATACCACGGGATCTTCGATTCCAGGAGGGTGCAGAGATTCTCCTTGTGGAACATGACCGACTTGGCGTAGACGTGGAAAGCATCGGCGATCTCGGGTTCCTGCCGATTGTAGACCAACTCGAGCGTAAAGTACGGGATCTTTGCAAGTTTGAGCTTCTCGATGGTGTACAGATAGTTCATCAACATTCGCTTCGACTTCGCGGGATTGAAGAAGACAAGACCCACCGCCATATCTTTTACGATCGGACACCGATACCGCACATCCTTGATCTCGATCATCCTGCCAGGATCGTGCTTCGGCAAGGCGTCCGGGACTTCAGTATAGGTCATGGACTGCGCGGCTCCCATTGTGTAGGAAAAAGGATATTAAACTATTGTAATGGCAGCGGCTCTCGATCATTTAAAATGGACGCCGCCGACAAATGCCGATGTATTGGGTGAGATTACGTATACGTCAATTCACGGGTTTAGTAGTGAAATCTTGCTGCCACGTCCAACGCATACGATTACAATTACTCGGGATGGTGATTTTACCGAGTATACATATGACAATGTTTTCCTTGAGATAACAAACGCTAACGCCCCACGACAAGTAATTTGCTTTGCTATTTTGTTAACACCAACAACGAATCTTATGTCCTTCATAGCGGACGTGAGTGAAGCTGTTGGAAATCGATTTCGCTCAATAATAG